TGCGGCTTCAAGCAATGCGGCTCGTTCCGCTTTTAACTCATCCACCTCTTTTGTAAGTGCTTTTAATTCCTCTGCGGTAATTTCCGCTCCCCGTGTTTCAAGATCGGTGGCTATTTCGCCTAAACGCTTATCAATGTCCGCGCCTCGCTTTTCATTACTGAAAAATTGCAAGTTAATAGGGATAAGTAGCTGACCTTTGCCAGTTTTGCTGAAATAGCGACGGTGTCCATTTTGCATGTTTTCATACCTCCAATTTAATTTTAAGTCTTAGTAACATAGCATCCAGCCCTTGCCGCCCCTGCTGATCTAGTGCGTAACTTCTGCGTTCCAGATCGCGGGCTGTTATTTCGGTATCGCCATTGGCGGGTATGCTAACGGCGGATACATCGTACACTTTTTTAATTTTGGTTATCGTCCATGTGCGGGTATCCCGGTTGTATGATTCCTCTGAAATAGTAAACGCCCATGACATTTTTGTTATAAGCCCCGCGCTTATAGCTTCGTGCATACGGCGGGCATCCTCTGTTTTTGACAAGTCCGCATAAACGAACAGCCCCTTGTCATCGGCTTCTATGCCTAAAGTTCCGTTAGACTGACGGGCAAAAACCATCCCGCTATGGTCGTACTGGAAGATAACATCGGACATATCCGCGCCGTTAAGCGCGTCCGGGGCTACATGCTCAAAAAATTGAACGCCATCCCGCTCAAATAGAACGTATGGCGCAAACGTAGTAGCATAGCCCTCTACATAGTGATCGCTTTCAATTCGTTTATCTGCGGCGGTGGCCGCAAGTGGTGAATAATAGCGGTATAACCTTTCCTTACGTGCTGACATCGGCTTCACCCCCTGCATTTAATTTGCGTTTTCTGTGTTTTGCTATTGCCCGTGCCACATCTGCTAGTAATTCAGCATCTGCGGCTGGCACGGTTTCTGGGTCTGGTTCGTGTAGCTTATCTATTTGGCTGTATTCCTTGCGTATATAGAATTTATTCCCGCCCTCTACGTGGGGCAAATTCCATAAATCCATTACCATATTACGATTCATTAAGCCCCGGTCGAAAAGTTGCGTAGACATTTGTAATCGTGTGCTGTTGCTTGAGTACTGCAAATGATTCATAGCAAAGGTTATTTTGTTGTCAAAAGCAAGTTCCCGATCCGTGAAGGTCATATTTGACATAGCAAGGGATAACTGTATAGCAAATGGCTCTACTGCGCCTTGGTAAAATGCGTTCCATTGATCTTCATCAAACTTGTTTTGCAAGATCGCTTCATTCATGCCGAAGTAACCATATACATTTTCTGTGATTTGCTTCATTTGCGCCGGGTTTACTAAAAATGGCTTGCTTTCAATCGGCTTAATATCCGCTATTTTGGCATCATAGAGAATCATTCCACTTTCATTTTCCCCACTCAAATTTTCCGCCGTGAAACTCTCCCGCATTTTCTTAATATCTTCCGGCTTAATGGCGTTTGCAAGCCGTGCCAAAAAGCGGATAACTGCGGAATTTTTCACACCGTTAATAATGCCTTGGTTTTGTGCGTGTATAGCTTGCATTGTAGGCTTCAACGCAGAATTATCCGATCCAAAAAAATCATCTTTGAATTGGAATTGAGTAAGCACCCCTACCCGGCTAAATTCAATTGCCGCCCGTTCCCCACTATTGAAGGAATAACGCAAATACGCTACGCCATCAACGTCCATAACCTCACAGTTCATAGGTAGCAAGGGGTAGTAGCCCGTGATCGCTCCGTAATCATCTTCTATAGGCACAATGAAAGCGTTATTGTTTATTAAAAACATGGTAGCGATGCGGTATAAAAATTGGCTGGTGTTCATAAACGGATTAGGGCGGAATTGTAGTGTGTTGGTTAGGTTCGCATACGCCGCTCCTTCCATCTCCGGCCTTAGTTTGCTACAGGCTCTTGCAATGGAATGTATAACGGCACGGGTAAGTTCCATCTCATATAGCCCGCCCTCATATGTGGTAAACACTGGGGAGTAGGCCGTAAACGCCTTAAAGTATTGTTGTACTTCCGCTTCCTGTGCGCCCTTGTTACCGAAAATTTTACTAAATAAGCCCACACTTTAACCCCCTTCCATGTTACGTATTCTGTAGGTATTCCCCGATCTCATCCCAATACTTTTGCCTTACTGTAATGGCATCTATCACGGCTACAAAGCCATCAATCCGCGCCCGCTGTTCGATTTTAACCGGGCGCACTTTGCGGGTTTCTGCGTTTTGTTTTAATGCTACGTTAAGGAAATGTCCGCGCAAAAGGGTATTTCCGGGTATTAAGAAATTGCCGTCTTTTATGATTCCCTCAAACTCACGAATAACAGGGGTAAGATTCTCGCCTTGGTGTACATCGTCCATTTGAAAGCCGCAATTTTCCATTTCACCTACTAAATATTGTGCGCTGTAGCGGTCATAGCCTACTTTTAACACATAAAGATCGTACTGTTCCCGCAAGCCTACAAACCATTCCGAAATATCCCGGTAGTTTACGTAGTTCCCGCCGCTAAGTGTGACAATTCCTTTTTTAACAAAGATATCATAAGGCACTTTGTCTAATTGGATGCCCCGTTCCAGTCTGTTAGCAGGTAGAAAGAATTGACAAAATGCGTATAGCTTTTCTTCACGCTGAATAACAACGGTTGCGGCGGTTAGGTCTGTTGTTTGTGATAGGTCAATGCCGCCCACGGCGTAGCATCCCCGGAAGTCCTCTAACGTTAAACCTTCCGCGCTTGCCCGATCAAGGGCAGAACGGTCAAGCCACGCAACACTGCTATTCTGCTTTATGTTGCAATACTTTGTCATAAATTCCGCTTTTTTTGAAAGACTGTTTTTTGCTATCGTTATTTCTTCCCGGTAAAATTCTTCGGAAACGGAAACGCCTATGTTTGGGTTGGATTTTTTCAAAACTTCTAAATCGTACCAGTTACCCGCTACATCGTCCTCGTCAATCATATAAAGGAGAGGCAAAAGCCGCCGCTCCCCGCTACTACCCTTTAAGAACCCTGTTGACCGGGTGTAAAGTTCGTCAAATATACCATCGTCCTCATAACCCGCCGTTGAAATGTTCAATATAAGCGGTTGCCGCCTCGCACCTAAAGCAGACTTCATTACTTCATACTGCTTTAGCCCGCTTGCGCCCGCCCAACTTGCTAACTCGTCATTTACAACCAAATGGGGGTTGTAGCCGTCTGATTTTTTTGAACTAAATGCAAGGGGTTCGATTGTGGTGTTAGTTTCGGACACATATATATCACTACGCCGTTTGTGTGACATTTTCAAGAGGATTTTTTTCTTTTCAAGCATTTTGTGAAAATTCTCAAATACGATCCGGGCTTGCCCAAGCTTTGGAGCAAGGCAGTATATTTTTGCCCCGTACTCCCCATCCATGTAGGCCATAAACGAAATAATAGCACTCGCAAAAAGCGATTTCCCGTTTTTCCGGGCAACCACAATAAAAACTTCTCTGAATATCCTAGTGCCGTCCTCATCAATGATTCCGAAGATTGCAGAAACGGCGGCTTTTTGCCAAAGTTCCAACTTTAATAAATCTTCGCGCCCTTCGCAGTGGTGACAAAAGTTCTCTATGAACTCTATAGCCATTTCAGCCCGCATAACATCGAAAGTATACGTTCCATCCTCAATGCCTCGAATGAGAATTTCATAAACGGCCTTGATCCAGTTGCCCGCTGTAATCTCGCCGCTTTGTATCTTCGCGTGGTACTCGTAAATGTGATTACTTCGCATATTTTTTGCGCAAGGCCGCTAACTCGTTATCCTCGTCGGCCATAGGTGGGCAAAGGTCGGCCAACTGTTTAATTATGCTGGTTTGGTTTCGAGTCATTTGTATGTGTAATTCTGCTTCCGCGCTTTGTTTAATGCCGTATTGGTTCGCGCCGTTCTTGTATTCGTGGGTGTATCCTTCCCGGTTGATAACGTCCTGTAGTTCATCAAGGGTAACAGCCATAAACGCCGCAATTTTAATGAGGGATTGAACTGTAGCCAACTTGTTTTTATCCAAGCCCTTGAAAACTTTGTTAAGTCGGCCTATTTCTTTTTTTATTTTTTCATCTCTGGTGTAAACCTTCTTAGCTGGCATATGTCCGCATTCCTTTCCCAAAATATTACAGAGTTCCATACCACACCCCCCACGCGAACCCTGCGGTGAAAAATTATGGGGGCGGCTCGGTGCTGGGCGGTCACAGCACGGTACAAAGATGGGGGGCGATCATGATCTGGCCGTCCTCGGTGTAGATGTAGCCCCGCGCCGCTTCCAACGCATTGCCGCCGCTGTGGTGTTCGCGGTTATGGCAATCCTGGCAGACGGCCTCAAGGTTGGCTGGGGCTAGGGTGGTATAGGGGTCTGTTATGTTGGCCGGGGTTAAGTATGTTTTGTGATGTACTATCTTGGCTATGCCGCCGCAACGTTCACAGATACCGTGTATTGTCTTTAGGTAGCTTTCCCGGCATATTTTCCATGATTTACTTTTATAAAATGTTTCCGCCCATTGTTTCATTGCTCTTTATCTTCCTGTTTTTGAGTAAAAACTTGCGAAAAGTTTAATATTTCGGCTTGGCTGGTTAGGTGGTAGGTTACGGTTATGTGGTTAAACTCGGCTTGCCCGTTGTCCTGTTTAATAATCATTGTAAATGTTTCATCATCGCCCAGTAACGCTGTTATGTTGTCGAATACAGCATTCAAGGCGAAGTCTGCTCTATCGTTCGTTACATTAACATCAAATTGATTCCGCTGACGGTTTATTCCTATAGTGTCGAATTCTTCTAGGGTAAGTTCCCCGGCATTAAAGCGCATAATAATGGCGATCATTACGATTCCTCCCGGAAAATAAGATAGCCCCGGCGATATGCGCGGGGCTTCGGGCGTGGTACGTCGCAATAGCATTATAACACGAAAAAAACGGACAAAAGGGACACTTTTATTTTTTTGCAAAATATCGCTCTATGGCTTTCCGCGCTGTATCCTTGTGTGCATGTTTGTATATTGCCTCTGTTGTGTCCGCCCATGATAACCCCTGTACAAAGCGGCAATCTATGATTTGGCGTATATCGCTTTCGGCTACGGTATTGATAAATTCCTCAATTTCCGCAATATCCGCCCTTACGCCATCCATGCGCTCATCTAAAGCCCTTTTCAGGCGGTTGAATGTTTCCTTACTTTTACCGCTTGCCCCAGTTACGGTTATAACTTGTATGGGATAGGGCTTGCGAAGTGAAGAACCTTTTACGGTATCATGCGTAAAGCGGTTTTGTAATTCCTCTAACCGTTTGGCAAGGCGTTCTGCTTCGCGTAGTAGACTTCTATATTGCTTTAGATATTTGATAGTCATAAACCGCGCCCCTTACTTATGTTATTTTTGCGATACTCATAACTATATATTTTAGTGGTACACCGAAAAAACCGCCTTTCGTTGTGTAGGTAACTTTTGCGTCTACGTATCTTCCCGTGTAGCCGTTGTCTTTAGGTGAATACTCACAGAGTCGCAATATATCCTGCGATTTATAGTTTCTATCATTAAGCCTGTATTCGAAGGTCTTTAGCCCGCTTAATACCGCCTTAAATTCATCCGGCCATATTTTTATTTCATGGTCTATTTGGTAATTT